GGCGAGGTGCGAACCACTCTCGCTAACAGCGAATTGCTGTTGTAACGTAGCATGTCCCAGACTAGCCACTCATCGTAGTGAGTAATGGGACTGTATGGATTGTCTGTAGTAGTGAGCATGTAGTATACCATCAGTCTCCTTCCCCACTTCCGACTTCCTTCTGAATGGTGGACACTGACACACCAAGAGCAGCAGCAATCTCAGCCCACGTATAGTCCCGTGCATGTAGGCTCTTTGCTTTGCTAACCATGGTAGGTGTCATCTTACCATCATCCCTAGGCGAGGCCAGCTTCTTAACCATGTCAAGATCTGCATAGTTAAGGATCTGATCTAGCTTATGGGCAGTGATAGCACGTGCTGTGATAGCCTTCCATTCAGCCTCGGTGATCTCAAACTTCTTCTTGTCCGCACCGGTACGGGTACGGGCTGCAGCCAAGGCCTGTGATTTCAATCTTTTCAATTCGGCCTTGTTATCATCCAGCCTCAGTTCTGGATTAGACTGCAACTTCATACGCACAGTGGCGTTCGCAAAGACCTGGGCTTGTCTTTCGAGGGGGGCGTTCTGGAGAGCTAGGTTCAGTTTGTCATTCAGTGACTGAACCTCGCTCTTGTACGCCAGTTTCGCAGAGGGGGAGTACTTGTCCGACTTGATCGCAACCATAGCTTTACGTGCTTGATTGGCCAACGATTTCAATCGGTTGGAGTGAACAGCATAATGTTCCTCCACCACAGTACCCGATGACAAGGTACGCGCATCATTCGTCTCAGCAAGTTTAGTAGAACGCATAGTGATCTGACGAACATGCAGCTTACCGTTAGCGTCGGTCCACGTTTTAGTTCTACCCGTGTAGTCGTAGACCTTCTTACCTGTGGTGGGGTCGATCGGGCCACCATCACGAGCAGCACGAGGCTTTCTCTCAGGTACGTCCAGACGCGACGTAGCCCTAGAAATCAGAGTCTGAGCACCACCCGTAGAAGACTTCGCGCCTGGCTGGTATCTCTTGATCAGAGCCTGAATACCGTTCTCTTCTGCAGATCGACGATAATCCAGATTATGTTTCTCGGCATCGATGACTACCATCGAATGACGAACCGCACGAGCCTTCTCATCGTCCGTTGCACCTTGAATGGTCATGTCCGTAATGAGATTTGAAATCAACCCCATCTGGAAGCCCTTGGACTGAGGACCATGAGCCGCCATGGAAGGCATGCCTTCGTACGGTGGATATGAAACTTTGGGATCGAAACCTCGAAGACCTTCCAATGGCGAAGTAGACTTGACTTTCCCCAGATTGTTGGGAATGACAAGTACGGTATCTCCATCGAAGTCTGCGCCAGACAAACGCTCGGCTACTTTACTATGTATACCGATCGCATCTCTGGAATCGCCAAGAAGTTTCTTTGCGCTGGGATTCCTATTGTTAACGATGAGTTCAGGAATCTCGAACGTTCCGCCATGCGGGAAACGAATGAGCGCTACGCGCGTCCCGTTATCGAACGATGGCGCATAGACCTCGTGTGTTTTCAAGTCATTCACGGGAAGAATGACTTGAGTTTTCTGCTTGGGTAGAGCAGCGGCCTTGAGGTGGACGGCCGCTGCCTCCACACTAGCAGCGTATGCATCAAGAAGCTTCCGTCGAACCGACGGATTCGTCAACTGCAGAATGCTATCAAGCTCACTCTTCTTGGAGGTGTGGGCGAGATCGAGTTGTTCTCTGGCCAGTGCGGGTCGCTGCTTCGACAGTACCTGAGAAGACAAACTGCTCGACCATAGAGCCCAGTCACCTTCTTCGTTGACGAGATTCATCACCGATGTTGGCTTAACAACCTTGCCGTTGCGTGGGTCAATCTCGCCAATCTGACGACGAATACTCGAACCGAATGGATTATCTGCATCCACCTTACCAGTAGTGTTGTCAATCTTGAGAGGCTTCAGCGCATCAAGCTTGTTTCCCGTGTTCTTCTTGTTCGTGTTGAACTGAAGATCAACACCATCAGGCAGATCATCCTTGTAGATGGCCATACCCTTGATGTAGTGGGTCCCATCGACGGCGATGCGAACCTGACCGTAGTTCTTACCACCCAGAGACACGTCAGGGACCCCACGACGAACGTAGATGACCCCATCAGCATCACTACCACCATCTTCATCATAGCGGATACCCAACCGCTTAGAATCGAAATGCTTGGGTGGTGCAATACCAAGAAGCGTCAATCCGCCGTCGTCAGAGTATTCTTGAAGCTGACGAATGTTGTCGCGATTCTTGTACGCCTCGCCCCATTCGGTACCGGGCTTTGTCAGGACACGCATGTTGGTTTTCTGACCAGTACCAAGCTGATCTATCTGGAGAGGGTGGACTACATATCCCTCATCCTTCAGAACCTGAAGCGCACTACGAAGCTTGGTACTTGTGATATTGAGCTGAAACTCAACACCAGACCCAACGTCAATGAAGCCCTTCTCATCAACAGCCTTACGAAGCGCGCCTGAGACGGTGTCCAGAACGCGTACTTTTCGCTCTTGGCTATCTTTGAGAAGGTTGCGGACTTGTGATTCGCCAGAGACGTCGTAGCCGGTTTCTCGCATACGTGCTGCAATAGTACCGTTCGACATACCCTTAGCCTTGAGATTGCGGGCCATGGCGATCTCATCTTGTTTACGCTTATTGCGCTCCACTGTGCGAATGTCACGAAGCTGTGTGGTAGTGATATCAAGACCTTTAGCGATGTCAACATCGCTGAGACCTTGAGCCTTCATTTTCACAGCTTCGGCAAGCAACGTCGTATTGCGTTGTGTTGCGCCATCATCGTCGCCTGAGCCCCACGGATAACGTCCTGAGTGGCGAGGGGTCCCGTAGTGAGCAATGACGCCTTGCTGGGCGAGGTATTCGTCCTCGGGTATGGTAACCACGGTTAGTCCTCCTCTCTCAAGAACGCAATCAATTCAGCCTGTGTCTTGATGCGGCTCATGACTGAATGAATCTCGGGAACATCAGGTAGCAACTCCAAGATTTCATTGTTCTGGTAAATGCGCAGAATGACTTGGACATCATTCGGGTTGGCTACTGCAGCATACTCGAAGAAGAAGATACCCGCATAGATCAACAGTTGTTTCATGTCTGCGGGCGTAACACCAGTCTTCAAATCACTGATGCGCAAGACGTTATCGCGGAAGCCAATGGCATCGCACGTACCGAAGCAATCGAACGAATAGAAGAGAGGCACCTCTGCTTCCATACGAAACCCGATAGCATCGTTGACGTACATACTCATCGTACTGCCGTTGTCGGCCTGACGAATCTTGAGATCGATGGCACGTTGCGCATAAACGTGATACTCGTCGCCTAGGCGAGCCTGTTGTTTCTGGAAGTACACTCGACGCAGCTTGTCCTCGTCGTAATCCAACCAGTGATAACTGCTGGGACTAAGAAAGGCGTGCTGCCCAATGAGCTTGGAATTCTTGTTCAAGATCATTCAGAACGGCCTCTTCGTTCTCGGGATAGATGAATGCCGCGAAACACAGCTGGTTCATCAGATCGACATAGTAAGGCTGGTTAGGTCGATCTGGCGCGGTGGCGCTCCGCTTGCCCTCGAGAGCAGCCCAAAAGCCACCCTCAAAAAGCAACAGCATGTCGGGAATACCCTGCCTGAGATTCGCGTCCAACCGCACCACCATACAGCGCGATCCCCAGCGTTTGCCGATCCTGGCAGTCAACTGAGTTTTGTACGCTCCCTCAAGCATGAGATCACCTTATTCGCAGGAAAAACACGGCTTATTCTATCCCTTCTATTATAACCCATGTTTTGCGTGCGCTAAGGTATCTAACGAACAATCGCTTTTCGGAAGATCTGACCGGTTGGCCAGACGTATGTGTTGTGATGCATGCCCAGAACAATCTCTATGTCGAGAACCCCATTGGCGATCGAAGCATCCATGGAGGTCTTATACACTTCACCAGTCTCAATGTCCTCAATAGGCTCATCGATAGTAGCGTGATCGTCAGTGAACTGCTTCGCATACTTGCGAGCGAACCACAAGGGCCGCCATGCAAGATTGGTGTAGTGATTGTTCGTTCTCTCGCCGTCAAGATTGATCGGTGTATCAAACGCCAGATCGCCTCGAGGTACGAACGCCTTCGCTACGAGTAGCGGAAGCGACCTCTTGTACTGGCGACAGTCTCTCATTAGCCCCACCATGTAAAGGTTCTTCGTATTCGGTGAGGCCTTTACGATACAGTTAATACTATCTTTCAGAACTCTCCCCCGATCGCTAACTGAATATCCGGGGAAGTCGCTTATCTCAACCCATCTTTCATCGGGTGAGAACTGCGTGTTTTTTTCCATGTGAGGGGGACTCACTTTCTTGAGGCCTTGCGGATCCACTCTATGTATTTCAGGCCTTGTATCGTGTCCGTTTTGTCGGAAAGACATTTTTACAAAAAAAAGTCAAAAACTATTCTTATATTCCCCTCTACGGTATCTAACAATATCTATTAGATATCCTAAAGTAAATATTGAGAAAGAGTTTGGCTTTTTTTTTGCAAAAGTGTCTAATTTCACGCCCGATGTGTCCGTGTTTAACCTAACTCACACCGGTATCATACGATCGTGTTTTTCGTCAAGTCTGGTCTTTCCAATGTCCGTTTTCAACCCATTCTCTAGATACCCTTCTTTTTCACTTTTTTGCGAATGGATATCTAACGACCCATCAAGGGACCCTCCAAAATCAAAAGTGTCTTCGCTGAGCAACAAAATCGCATCATACTAGTACCAATACGGACAAGCCTGGCTAGGGGTTACCAACTAGGACACCATATCGGTCTATACTAGTACTAATACGGGCAAGCCTGGCTAGGGGTCACCAATTAGGACATGGACTACCCCTAACCACGCCGAAATATGCCCGCGAACTTGGCCTCGTTGAAGTTTTCCTTCGACCGCAAGGCTCGCTCAATAGCCCGATCGACCCACGAATCACTGGTGAGGTTGTAGTACCACAGATCCACGAATCGTGTATTCAGTCGGTCGATACGGCCTTGCGCTTGTTCCCAAACCTTCCATGAGTAGTTGCGCGAGTAGAAGACCATAGCATCCGTGTCGATACAATTCCATCCCTCCGCTCCAGCGGTGTATTGAACTAGATACAGCCACCGATCGCTCGAGGGCACCGGCTGATGCTTGTGACCATTCCACTCGGCGATCGATACGGTC